CCTCAGCAGACATGCCGGACTGCATAGCCCCAAAATGAAGCGCTTGGAGGGATTCTGCCGCCACGCCTGTGCGGATTGAAGTCTTATCAAGAGTGTCAGCGAGTTCCGTGTAAGACGTAATCGCCTTCGAGATGGAGAAGGCCCCGGCACCGGCCAAAAGCGTAAAGGGAGCGGCAAGAGGAGCTATTAACTCAGAAGACGAGTCACGAAGCTCTTTCATACTGCGGCCGAAAGCGTTCAGTTCCTTCCCAATCTTGTCCAAGGGATGCGTCAGCTGATCTTTCAGCTGCATCACCATTTGCAAGAGATATGTTTCACCGCCCGCCGCCATAAGCTTCCCGCTCCTCGTCAGATATTTTCTTCGTCATCTCGGCGTATTTCGCAATCCGATCAAGGGACAGCACGGTAAATTCCTCCGGAGACATACTCCAGAACCGTGCCATCCGAAAGATCGAGACCTCAACGTCCTCCAGCGACGCCACCCACTGGAGTGACACCGAAAAGAGGCATAACTTCAATCGCCAGTCTCTGCGCATCCGCGTAGGTAAGCTCCGTAAGAGCTTTACCCTCAACAGTCGTACAGAGAATTTCGGCATAAGCGAGCACGTGCTTCATAGCCGTACCCGGATCCTCATCAGCCTTAACCCCGATCGCATCAAGTTTCTTCATGTCACCATAGGTCGGGACACGAAAAGTAAGCTCGTCATACTCGTTACCCTTCCACTTAATCGGGTCATTCGGTTTAAAGGTGATCGGTTTCATGACCAGTCTCCTTTCAGCCCGGTGAAGGTAAGAGTGATC